TTATCACGTGCCCATCCATTTGTTCCATTAGAAACAGACCAATTAGAAGAGTTAGTTGTAACAGTATCCTGAGTGGTGATAGTAAAAGTTGTTCCATCACCACGGGTAAAGGTAATCGTTCGACCATTTACACTCACGTTTTTGATGTAAGTCGTGTTAATTTGCTGGCCGGCACTATCCTGAGTTGCTTTAGTGGCAGAGGCCGCTGAAGTAGCCGTGTCGGCTTTAGCAGAATCAACAGCTTTTCCATCAACAGGAAGGTATCCGTTTAGATCTGCTCTTTTTGCATAAGTTGTGGGAATGTCGTTGCCGTCATTATCTTTTAAGGCTTTTTGTGCGACGCCTGCGTATGGAAGAAGATAGCCTCCTTCAGAATCTTTCAATACAACTTGTTTAGCTTCAACTGTTTGAGCCATGGTGTTCTCCAAAAAAGGCGGATTTCTCCGCCTTGATAGTCTTTAAGAATTTAAGGATTAAACAATTTCAGTGAAAGTGATACCGTCGGTGATTCCGTAGCCAGCTAAAGTTGTGGCTTTGTCAGCCTTGTTCTCCAGAGCTGTATCTACATCGGCTTTCAAAGCGACTTTTGTGGTATCAATGCTGATTTGATTGTCAGTAATGACAATGCCGTTTCCAGCGGCATAAGAATCAACTAAATCGGAAACCAACACATAAATGTGGGAGTTCTCTGCATTGGCCAGAACCAAGTCAATATATTTGTCTCCGACCTTATAACCGGCGACGGGTGTATCAGCTGCCGTCACTGTTTTCACAGAGCCGGATTGAACAACCATATCTTTCGGGATGTTAATCTTCGAACCGACCTGGACGCCGTCTTTGGTGAGGGTGTAGGTCGAAGCAAACCCTTCATCTGCTGTCTCGGCTTTTTGAATCGAGTATTCACTCGCTGTTGGCAGCGTGATAGCAGCCTTACCGCTGACAACATTAACTGTTTCCCCGTTGATAGTGATCTGAGTAATCATCTTTCCGAGGGAAGTGGTCAATGTGCCATCACTCGTTTTTACCAAGTCGGAACTTGTCTGCGGTAAAAGTTCATTACCGAGTAGATCTTTTAATTGAACTTTTTTTGTTTCAGCCATGATTGTCTCCTTTACTAGTTAGACTGAAGTTCTGAATATTTGACACTGTCAGAGGTGCCAACCAAGATCACGTCACCGATTGAATCGATAAAGTCATAGGTGACGAAAGGTTGCAAAGCTGCCTTTAGTCCGTCTGGGGTGACAGCTCTGCGGTTATCGATACCGTCAATTGTTTCTTGCCTCGTGGCAAGCTCAACAATGCCCTGGGTTTCTGTTGTTGCTGAAGGGTTCCAAAATCCGCCTTCGCCTTCAACAACAATGTCGTCAGGAGAGGCAGACACGACGGGAAACTCAAAAGTGAAGAGTGCATGAGTGGGTGCGGCCTTTTGCATAATCGGAGTGTCTTGGGCATACACTGCGAAAAGGATCCCGTCTGCCGTAAACACACCAATTTCGTAGACTTCATATTTCTCGTAATCGGTGTCTCGGATGCCAACATGAATCAAGTTGTCTCCAATGTTTCCCCCTTTAATTGTGTTAAGAGTCTTAAAAGGCTCCCGTAAAGCGGTCTGATCCTCAGAAGCGGTGTATTTGCCCGTTCCGAATTGAACACTTGAAAGAACCAGAGCATTGGTACCATCCTTTTGTTTGTTAATTAACGCCTGGATGCCGGCGTCTGTAAGAATTACTTTTATCGCCATGTTTTCCTCTAACTAATGCGCACGTAGGAAGCCGGATTACAAACAGAACCAACGCGGATAGGAACTTCAATCGAAGGTATGTCTCCTCTGATTTGGGCGTAATTCCCGGCGCTCATAACAGCTCCGACCCGAATTGTTTGTGTAAATTTGCGACGAAGGGTGATCGAGCCGTGACTTCTAATAGATTTAGCCTCGTAAACCAGCGCATAAAGATCCTCCTGGTCACGGAAGGTCATATCTTTCCCAATGTCGTCGAGAGGAATTTCAATGTCGAAAGTAAAAGGCTGTCCTTTTGGGGTTTGCTGCCACCATTCGGTAATAAAAAAGGGCTCGAACATCGAGCCCACTGCCGCCTTAACTGCTTTAAGGGTTCCTCGACGGCGTTTTGTTTCAACCGTCGCCAGAAGAACGCTCAACTTTGTTTCTCGTGGCCAAAGACTATCCCACGCTGAGACATGGAACTGCACTGCTAAATGATCCAGCTGCAGACTGCTCAAGTCTTTTAATCGCGCATAAATAAGAGCCATCTTCGTTTGGATGGTCAGCTCATTTAAATGGGGATCAATTGCTGAAGCGGTTGCCATTATGTTACTGTCCGCCGATAAATTGGGGGGCAGAAGGTCCTGCAGACGGATGTTGTTCAGGTTTTTCATGATGCGGCTCAGTTAAATTTCTTTGTAACCCATGAAATTAACTTCCAAGTTTTCGCACTGGGCCACCTCTGACGATTCAATCTCTTGGAAATCTCGCGGGCTCAATGTTTCCGAGTCGATTCGAGAGGCGCCTGCATTAAATACCAGGGCTGTTAGTTTCCCAGGAGTGATATCTCGTCCGATCCTCCCTTGCTGCCACTTTTTAAATTCTTCAACGGCTGCCGTCACATTCGAACGAATAGAGTCAGCCCGATCTTTGTCTTCATCGCTTATCCAGTAATCGACTCTTATGGAATAGGAGACAGGTTTTGGACTTTTGCATACGACATAATCGGTTAACGGTCTTATGTTTTCGCTGCTGAGATATTCGTATAGTTGACGTAAGAAACTCTCAGAGGGAAGTTCTCCGTCCTTCAAAAGAGTAAAAACATCAACTTCTCCAGGGACCGGAGACATTACGGCAACATCGGATATGGCGTTTGAGAAAGACTTGGCATGGTACACATACGCCAAGCGTGGTCCGGCAACAGAGTAACCATCGACGCGGAATCTCATTCGCTGCGCATATTCAGGATCATTTTCTCGCTCCGCACCTCCCGCAGTTTCAACAATGTTTTTTGCTGACTCCAAGTAAGGCAGTGGTTTGACGATTGTCTGAATTTGGCCGATTCCATGACCATTTCCGACTTCTCCGGGAGTGGTGCACGACGCCTCAACTTCTCCTGATAGAAGCCCGGGAGGAATGATTAATTCCGAGACCGTGGCAAACGTAACTCTGCCGTTAGTCACTTCAAAACCTGACGGTATGACATAAGCACCCTCAAGGCTTTGATTCAATCTAAATTCAATCGTAGTAACGGCACTTGATGCAGGTGTTCTCTTAACATCGAACAAAACGCCCAAGGCGTCCAACTTTTCGCCCTGAGCGTAGGTCAAAAGATTCTGTTGTCCCGTATGATTGATTTCAGATTTAAGTTGAATTACGACCGCCGCAATAGAGCACAAATATAAATAGATCGGATCGGCATTTTGTAAGGTCCTTCCCGTGACTTTTTCATAACCGGCTATTAGAGAGCGCAAAACTCTCTCCGGATCACTTTCTACAAAATTGACCTCCGGCATACCCCAACGAGGTATAACTTCACTCATTATTTTCTCCAATCGATAAAGTAATCACCGGACGTGAAAGACCCGACATGGCGTCTTCTGCCGATTCTTCAAATTCGATTTTTTCAACCTTGGCTCTAGGTTCCCATCGTTCAATAGCCTCTATCATTTCCGTTCTGGTCAAACTTTGTGCCAGATGTATCGGCTTATCGAGGTGCTCAAAGGAGAAACCAAAGTCGCGAAGAAGAGGGACAGTTCCTTTCGGAGTTGTGAGAATGGTCCGGACATTTTGAAAGATTTCCTCTACTTCAGCGGCCGGGGAAAAATCGACATTTTTATCTAGCGTCAATCGATATTTCATTCAACCTCCAACAAAGAAATGTTGACCTCTGCCACCTGACACAATCCAAGGCCTGTATGAAACCGCCGCTCCTCGCTGATTGATTCGATGATGAACTTGCCCATATACTCAGACCCAAACAGCAGACGGTATGGTTTGTGTTGTTCGAGCATTTTCTTGAGTAAAAGAAGAGTAGCAACGGGAGGAGTTCCGAGACTCAAATCAAATCGCATCCGGAAAGAGACTCGAACAGCATCGTGGCCAACCCACTCAAAAGTCGGTTTTTGTCCTATTACGTCGTGTTGTGCCCAACGCGTGGAAAGTTCTCGATTCACATCCTTAAATGTCGAAACTACAGACGCAGAGCAAACGAACGGAACCAGTCCGAACAATCCGGTTACCCCGAAACTCATGATTTCTCCTAAATATTGGTGCCGGATACTTTGCCGCCTGCAGAGACATTCCCGGTGCCGTCAATATCGCCCTTCACAGAAAGGTTTCCTGTAACTGTCATATTTCCCTTGAATGTCAGGTGATCTGTCTCAATCGAAGCCTTCCCGGAGGAAAGCACCATCTTTGTCGCACCCATGCTCAAAGTAAGGGTCGGTGCAGTTATGTTGACCGCAGAGCTTGCTCCGATGTTGGTTTCTTTTCCGGAATTGACTTCAGTATTTTCTCCGGACCTAAGCGACACAAGGGAAGGGGCTGAAACCTGGACGTTTTTCTGATCCGCTACGATTTGCGTATCTCCGATTTGTGCCTTGAGCGTGTGAGAACTTCGATCGTAAGAAATTATTGTTCCGTCTTTAAACTTCACGACTCTTTTGTCCTGTGAGGAGGCAGGAAGCTCAATTTCTCCTGCATAAAAGCTCCCAAGAGCAAAACCTGTCTCTTCGGCTTCATGGAAGAAAACGCAAAGGACATCCTCGCCGATGTCAGGCACTGAGTAGTCCTTATCTTCTAAAGTTTTTCGCTGAAGAACGGGAAGCCAGTCGCTCGTTTTTCCATCTTCTGCGTCAAAGGTCGCTCTGATTTTGCAATGGGCAGGATCCACATCTGTGACTTCCCCGACCTTCAAAATACAAAGGACGGCATCGCCGTCCTTCTCGCCATTAAAAAGTTTCATTTAATACTCCGTATTGACCCGTCTCAATTGCAGTGAAGTTGTGTATCCGGACATTGAACCCGAATGCCTTGCCTCTTCAATAATGAAATTTCCGTCAAAGGATCCGCACCCCGATACGGCGAGGACAGACCCTGCTACCAGCATTGGGTCTCCAACAAGAACTATTTCCCCGGTCACTCGTCTGGAATTGAGCTGTCGAAGTTTTGCTTTAGCGAGCCGTTTCGCTTCATCTAACGATGTGCAGCGTTTCTTCATTTCGAATGTTTGACCGTTTTCGTCTGCATCCGGATCCGTATAGGTATAAGTAAGCACCGCAGGATTCGATTTTTTCCCCGAACCGACCTTTTCAAGATTGAAGTCATAGCCGTAATCAGCTCCGCTCACTTTCGCCTTGTTTTTCTCAAGATTGAAGTCATAGCCGGCGGCCGAGGCTTTCTTCTTTTTTGTAGGATCTCGCCACTTAACAGTTACCGATTTATAGGTTTCACTTTGAGAGTTTTCGAACTGATAGCTCAGTATCTCGGAGACTCCAACGATAAGCGTTTTAACGGGCTCTTTCTTCTCATATCTTTCTTGTCCAAAGATAACGAGTTGATTGTCTGTAACCTTAATCGAAAGGCCTGTTTCCTCGCAAAGACGCAGAAGAAACTTCATATCGCTTTCTCGCGACTGATCGATACGGTCGTATTGCGGGTTTTCTTGAGAATCCCAAAACAATTCAAGACCGGCTGAAGAGGCGATTTCGGAAGAAATATCCTTTAAGGTTTTGTTTTCCCAAGCTCGGCTTTTCTGTTCACGTCGAATTGATTTGTTTAGCGGGATAGAAACAGCTCGGAGTTCGTAGGTTCTCGGATAGCCTCGCACAGTTTGGTAATCAACAAAGAACGTTCCTAGAAAAGCTTCAGGCCCACTTTCAGTCGGAGTTCCAACAGAAATATACATTCGGATAATTTCTCCGCCGTCCGGACGCCAAGAGCCTGCCCATTTGCCCGTTTCATCCTTCAGAACGAGAGAAATTTCATCGGCCTGACCACTTTCATGGTCTGAATAATTCCAAGAGAGCAAATCCTTACTAAGGTCGGAAGTAACATCAGTCTCGTTTTTAGAAAAGAGCAGACGGAGTTTTGTTTGCCGGACATCGCTCATGACTTACTCCTTTTCCAAGGCGGGAGGTTCTGCGTAGAGACTTTTTTACTTGGAACCGATGGAGTGTTCAAACTCACGCCGGCAGGAAAAATCACGGTACGAGAATGCTCAGGATTCGCTTTTATCAGGACGTCCATCAAGAACTCATCGTCGTAATTTTCTTTGCGATTTTGTCGAAAGTGTCGCCTTGAATTGTTTGGTACATAACCCAACCTTCGTTAACGAGATTTACTTTATGAGGCTATATGCATAGGCTAAGGAAATAAGGACAATGTAAACAGATATGCTCCATCTCACAAAAGCAAACCAAATCGGATATTTGTTCAGTAATTCCATGATCAGCTTCCTGTCATGTTTCGTTATAATTCCCATATCGACCTACCTTTTCTAGGTTGACAAAGAAAACCCCGTTGAGTTCGCTCCTCATCGGGGTTGATTTTTAATTACATTAGTTTTAAGCGTAAGAAAGACGCCTCTGAGAGTTGATTAACCTCTCGAGTTCTTTCTTCAGATCCTTTACTCCAGCTTGCAATCCGCTTTGAACTTCCTCTTTCGTTGTCCCGCCTCCGGAGATATTGATGACCGGAGAAAAAGAAACTTGGATAGAAGGAGAGCCTCGGCTTTCAAGCATCCCTCCGAGTTTGGATAGCGGAATGATGGCTTCGGACTCTCTGCCTTCGCCGACCATTGCCAGGGATGGTCCGGTTGCAATACCGCCGTTGGCAAGAAGCGGAATCTCCGGAAGCGTAAACCCCAGCGTTTGTCCGCCGGCAATAGGCACCCAGTCAGGGATTTTTGCGTTCGCGAGCTGGTTGATTCCCTTAAATGCACTGTTGATTAGCGTAATTGCACCGTTCAACGGAGTCTTAGCTATCGCAGGAATCGAAGCGAATACTCCGGAGAAGGTGGTTTCCATGCCTTCCCATGCTTTAGTCCAGTCGCCTAAGAAAACTCCGGATATGAAATCCGTCAAACCCTGGAAGGTTGTCTTAACAGCATCAACTTTTGGCTTGATTACGTTTTCATAAAAATCCGTAACAAAGGAGGCCATCCCCGGGAACTTCTCCGAGAAGGCAGTCCAAAGGCTACTTAATTTTGCCTTTATTTCGTCCCAGTTCCGATAAACATACACGCCTGCAGCAACCAAAGCGGCAAAAGCCCCGATTGCAAGACCTACCGGGTTCAGGAGCAGTCCTTTCATGGCCATCCCTAAAACAGAGACGGCGCCTTTAAGAAGACCGAAAGAGGCGGCAGCAGCGTTGCTAGCAAAGGCAAATGAGCTTACTGCTAACTTAGCAACAAGCGTAGAGTTTTTGAGAAAAACCGCCGCTTTACCAATTTGAAGAAACAGTGAAATTGTCGTTAAAACCGGAGCCCCTAAAAGAAAAGCTGCAATCTTTAAACCATGAAAGGCGGCGACACCACCCAAGACCGCCCCCGAAACCTTCATCACGGTCAGAGTAAGTTGCTTGTTTTCTTTGATCCAGTCGCCGATGACCTTCCCGTATTTCACAAATTCCAAAGCTCCCTCTCTCAAAGGCTCAAGCAAAGGTTCTCCGGCACCGCGCACAAAATAAGAAACGGCATTAGAGGCAAGAGTCAATGCGTTCGAAGTTGTTTTGGCTCGCGCAGCAAACTCTTTTTCCATGGAACCTGCATATTTAGTCTCGTCGGCAACCAGAGCAAAGTTTTCACGGAGTTTTTCAATGTTGGCAATCATCGGCCCCATTGCTCGAGCACCTTCCTCTCCGAACATAGCAGTGAGGTACTGCATCTGCAGTTCTTTTGGTAACTTATTTTTAATTGCTTCAAGAACCGAGAAGATGGCCTTAGGAGCATCCTTCTGAACCTCCTTTTGAAGCTGTTTAGCATCAAAACCGAGGTTCCCGAAAGCAGCCTTCTGCAGATCTGTCATCGATCCGCCCTTGGTCATGGTTCTCATAAAGGCGTTCATGCCGGTCGCAGCAACTTCTGCCTCAGCTCCGGCACCGATTAGAGTTGCAGCCATCGCGGCCGTTTGCTTAGCGGTAAGTCCGGCAACTTGCCCGAGTGCACCGTAACGCTTCAATGCCTCACCGACCTGCTTGGCCATGGCAGCGTTTTCGTTACTGAGAGCATTCGATGCGTTAGCTAAACTTTCAGCTTGATCCTGAGTAAGATTCATACCCGCTCGCCACTTGGCCATCATTTCTCCGGCCTCACCTGCGGTCATATCAAAGGCCACGCCCATCTTGGCGGCAGTTTCCGTAAAACGGATCAGGTCCTTTTCTTTGATGCCGGCTTGACCGGCTGCCGCCGTAATTTGTGCCAAACCGTCAGCGGTAATAGGAATAGTCAAGCTCATTTCCTCAAGAGCTTTTTGCATATTCTTCAGTCCGTCCGGGGTGGAAAAGTCCACGACTTTTCTGATTTCGGCCATCGCATCTTCCATTTGCATGGCTTGCTTGACCGGCATGGCAGTAAATCTAGCGACCTCAGTTCCTATGGTAGATAATGCAACCATGGATCCTACGCCGTTTTCACGTAGTGAATTCTGAATTCCTTTGATCTTTTTAATAGTGTTATTTTTGCTAATTATTTTTGAATATTCCGTGGCTTTCTTAGATAAATAAGCTTGTTTTTGAGAAAGCTGTTGCATAGAAAGACCCGTTACTCCGAGTTCTTTTCTAAGGTTCGCCAGACTGCGGACTTCAGCATCCAATTTAATCTTGGAGGTTTCGACTTCTTTCGTTAAGCGGGCCGCTGCGGTTTTCATGACGGCCGACGGCGCATTCGTCCTCGACATCGCAGATCGAAGATTGTCGAGCGCTGCTTTCTGCCGGAAATATTGAGCCGAAAGTTTTTTTGTTGCTTCGATTTGCCGATTGAGACCGTCAATCTTTGAACTTGTCTTATTAAAAGAATCCACTCTTTCTTCGGCAATTTTCGTCAGATTTGCGGCCTTTTTGAAAACAGAAGAAAACTTCTGATTCATTGAGGCGGCAACCTGAAACATCAATTCATACGTTTTCGTGCCCATATTTGAGAATTCCGTTTACTTAACTGAGAATAATTCCTAAAATGAAAGGAAAAGAGGAGGAAGCAATGTTTTCGGACTCAGGAAGCACAAGCGGTCAAATAAACCCCGGGGCATATTTCGCGTGTCGATCGAGCAAAATAAAACCGCAAAAAGATGCAAGCATCACTCTTCTTCTGCTTACTCCCGTAGTATCACCGACCGAGCTTGCCGGGGATTCTGTTCTGAGCAAGTTTGTCTCAATCGCTTTTTTTGCCATGATTTACGGAGCTCAGTTATTGCTCCTTTTAGTATGGCTAGGATTCCTTCTGCTTTTTTTATCGCCGGTGATTGCTTTCTTTTGGTTTCTTTCGTTCCTCTGAGTTTTTTACTTATTTCTCTTTTGTTGTTCGTTCAAGATCTTATTTAACTCGAACACCCACCTCGCCAAATCAACAATGGGGACTTCGAACCATTCGAGAGCAGAGCCACCGCCTCCGTTTGAAGCTAACCAGAGGCAGTATTTCATTATTCGCTCTTCGATTTTTCGAGCATCGATTTTGCCCTCTTTTCTCTCGAGAAGGCCCGTTTTGTAAAAAAAGCCTTGATCTCATCAATAATTCCAAAATAGTCCGACGCAGGAATAGCATCCATAAATTCATACGGGAGTCCTGCGGACTTCGCGGCCATGAGAGAGCAGTATTCGTCATCCATCCAGGCTACAGGAATGACACGGCTTGGATCTTCTAATCTTCGCCTGATTTCGCCGGCGGCTTTTCCGTTAAAAGATTCAATATTTAAATCAATTATGTCGTACGTTTTGCCTTCGAATTCAAACGGTTCACTTAATGTATATTTCATTGCTTTAAATCCATAAAATCGAAAGCCGGATCACTCCGGCTTATTCGTTACGCAAGTCCTAAGTCTTTCCGGACGCTTTCCAACATGTCGGTATCTCCGAACTTGGCAATGAAGTTGTATTTGTCGACTTCCAAAACTTCCTTATCATCCACAAATACTTTGATGTAAATCACCTCAAATTCTGTCGAAGAGTCTGTTGTAGAACCAGGCTCAAAGGTGCCAAGACTGAAATTCTTCGGAATGGCTCGCATAACAACGCGCACGGGGGAACTAGCGAGCTTTCCTTCGGCGGTACGGAACTGTTGCTGAGAGCCGCGGATTTCCAAGTGGTGGGCTTGCTGTTTGGCCAGGTCCATGGCCGGCTTTTCAATCGTGCGCCAATTAAATGTCGCACTCATTGCCTGAAAATGCCCGAGGACGGGACTGTCAACTTCGCCGGCAATGCCTGCGCCGCTGACCGTATCGCTCATTGCCTGTATTTCAGGCAAGTCAACAGTTGCAATACCCAGAAGGGCATTGCTTTCGTTATAGACCCTGTAGTTAATCAGTCTTTCAGGGACTTTATTACTTCCTTCCATTATTTAGCTCCTTACTGAAAAAGGGTCTGAAGATATTGAACGTCGTATTTAAATTTGAAATTGATTGCTCTGTTCGGAGAAGGCGGAGTCACGGATACATCGAAGACTACTTTGCCGTCCATCAAATCCAGGGTCGTGTTCTCGTCTTCTAGAAATTCAATTCTTCCGCCCAAGATGTACTGCTGTGCCGAGAGGCCGTTCAGCCAAATATTGGCGCTGTCAACAATCGTATGAACCTGTCTGCGATTGAGTGGACCGTCTATTCTCGGCCAGAAAGTTTGAACGAAGGTGTTTCCGATCCAGTTGAACATTCTGCGAACGGGGATGAAGGTATCTTTCACATCCGTGCTGCCTGGATAAGCCGCCGTTCTATTACCCCAGGCGACCCAGCCGCCGATAAAGTTCAAAGCGGTAACGACGCCTTCTCCGTTGAGGTAGGCTCCATTGTCCTGTCCCAACACGACTTCAGTGCCATCCTTAAGCACTGTTCCGGTCATCTGAAGATTGTGGTTTGACGGGGAGACATACGGCACGTCGTCATTTTCGCTGTCAACCTGAGCCATTAAACAGGCGATCTGGGTGGACATACGATAAATTGTCTCGTCTAGTCTGATTTCCGGCCAGCAGGCAATCTGAAGGGGATCAACGATATTGTTGTCATTTTTCCATGCGGCAACTTCCGTGTATTGTTTTACCGTGTCTGTCGGAACATCGACTACACAAACAGACTTAAACACCGAGTTGACTGAAGCGCACTTTGCGGCCATTACCGCCGCCACTCCCGGATTTTCCGAGTAGCCTGGAGCGACGATTGTGCCCGGCACCAGACGGAAGAGCGGGAAGATATCCGAGATAAGCTCCAGCCCGCGCTTTCGACCTTCTGTGTCCACGCCGCCGATAATGTCCTCTTCGGTGACCTTGGATGGATCGAGTTTTTCTGCGAAAAGCGTAATGTCCGTTCCTGTCTGACACCTGAAGTCGCCGTCTTCATTTTTCAAGCTTGTAATCACAAGGAAACCGTCATCATCAAAAGAAAGGACGAAGTCATCATTGACCGAATAGTTCCTGCTCTCAGAAGATAACGTAAGGCCGGCCGGAAGAATGCCGGTCTCTTCTACCACCCCTTGTCCGGTCTTAGGGTCAAGCCTTACTGAAGTCGCGGAGACCGTGCACTTATGTTTTGCAGGATCCAAAACATTGATCGCAATAATCGGACAAACTCCGTAAAGAGAAAATGCCGACTGAATGAGTTCGGAAATACTGAAGCGGAATTTCTTGAGGCCGGATTCCGGATCAAGTTCTGCCGGAACGTGGCCGAAAGCCTCCACTGCTTCAGCATAGGAATAGCAAAGTTTGGGTTTATTTACATTCTCCGGATCGGCCATATTGACCGCTGCGGTGCCGATAATCACCGGAATACCCGCGGAGACTTCAACGGTCGGCAACAGGCTGGTGGCCTGCTCGGAAATACGAACACCATGTTCATACGCCATTTTCTAGTTCCTTTAAAAGTTGTTTGAGATAAAAATTCAGTATTTGTCCCTGCACGTGCATATCTTTCCGAGCCTGCTGCAGGGAGCTCACGGGAACGATTAAATGCCGAGCGGAAGGATACTTTTCTGAAAAAAGGTTCTTCAGATGAGGAGGAAGATCGCTATAAAAAATCGTCCCCTCGGTCAAACCAGGGAACGACGGCCCGATGTAAACACGCGCATTCATCAGAAATCACTCCTGATATGCTGCATGGCCGGCTGCGGCATGAACCAATTTGTGGTCATATCGGCCTGCCAGTATGGGAAAGCTTGTTCAGAATGGATATCGATGTCTATCTTAGGCATCAAGACGTACCTTTCGGCCAGCGTTTCGGCAGGAAGCTCTAAAAGTGCGGTCCGGATAGCCGAGAGAACCAATAGGCAGTCTTTCTGACCGTTCATGTCCTCGCCTTCTATTCCTGAAGACCCTTTTCCGTCACAGAATGATCCGGCAATGATTGAAACGGAGCAGTTAGTTCCCTCCCAGTCGGTGGATGACTTTTCATGACGAACCAAAACATAAGGGAAGACCTCCTCATCGTTCTTTAAAGGCAAAAATCCGCTATAAACTTTCGGGGTGACTGCCTCCCCGTTTTTGTTTAATAGCCGGAAATTTTTTACGGTTTCTTTGACCAACTCTACTAATGAGTCGCATAAGTTAATTTCATTCACTTTGCTTTTCCTTCCAAAATTGCGTTTACCTCGTGGTCCAAACGGGTCTGAAGCATCTCATTCATACGGTCTTGTACTTTCTCAGCTTGATTCCCGACCATTGCGACGACAGAAGGTCCGTAACGCTTCTTGATCGTTTCGTGAACCCTGGGGTTAGCTTTCGTTGCCTTTCGAATTCCCGTTCTCTCGAAAATATGTCCGCGCCACTTGAATCCTTTATTTAGGACTTCTCTGCGCGATCTGGAAATAGATACGGAGACTTGTTTGCGACGAGCGCCTGTCGTGTTTTCTGATCGAGGAGTGTGAGCAAACGATCGCAGAGGCAAGTTTGAGCCGGAGAGCCGAAGCTCCCCTTCAGGCTTCTTATCAGATGCTTTGATGATCCGGCACACCTTCTTAACCTCAGACGGTTTTACGGAGAATTTTTCAGCAGCCGCCTTTGATGCAATTACGCGGCCTGAAATTAAAGTGCGGTTAATAGCTCTGGGGAGCGCTTTTTGAAAAGCTCTCGGTATTTCTTCCAGAGCCGATTCCGCACGAGAAAGAGCGGTGTTTGAAACAGAGACTTTAAATTGCTTCATGACAGAACCTCCTGAGCAACGACTTTGAGCATTCCGTCTTCGACATAGGATTCGACGACCAAGTGAAGAGATCCGTCAATAGCAAAACGTGATCTGGCCTTCGGGGGCGACATTTCTTTAGCATTAATGAAAACGGTTAGAGCGTTTCTAAAAACACCCAAGAATTCGGCTACATCCCCGCTGTTTCCAAGGGCCGCCCGAATGTCTTTGTCAATTACGCACTTTATCTTCTTGCCGTTGATTTCATGAATTTCGGCAAACTCCTCTTCATTCAGAAAAACCGAATCGACATCGTCCTGAAGCATTTCTCTAAAACTGGTCATCGGTTCTCTCTATGGGCGGTTTGAGCCGCCCGTTCAGTTTTATTCGTCCGTTTTTTCAGAAGAAGTACCGCCTGTTTCTTCAGAAGAAGCACCCCCAGAAGCTGCAGAGCTTGCAACTGCTGCGGCAGCAGAACTTGTGACCAAGGCATCACGCATTACGCAGAAGGATTCCGGATGACGGATGTTGAGGTCTACGGATTGCAGAGCTCGAACTTCGACGCCGCCGTTATCAAACGCGGTAGAAGAATACGGGTTCGGAAGAATTTCAATCACACCCCATTCGCCAACGATCAAGTCAGCCCAGTTGGCAAAGAATAGATCAGAGCAGACGCCCTTCGAAGTGCCCTTGTCCAAATCGCTGCGGACTCTATTGGAGCGAGCAACCGGATATCCGTTGAGTTCTCCCGGGATGGAGTTGCGTCTTGTGTCGGTGATGGCTTTCCATAAATAGCCGCCATCGCGGTTCTTTAACTGCTTGAGCCAGCCGATTGTGCGGGCATTTGCTAAGTAAGTCATATTGGCCACGTCGGCATTCTTTTCTGCCACGAGCGTTTCCATTTCGATCAGATGATCGAAGCTCAACGGAGCACCGTTTTCGCCGCCGACAACTTCGTTGATGCCTGTATAGTTGGCGATACCTGTCGGCTGATTGTTAGCGCCGGTTCCATAGAGCGCTGCCTGGTCAATACCTTCAGCTAAACTGCAGATCAATTCCATGCGAGCGAAGTTTTCGATGTTGATCGAGCTCTGAAGGATAAGGTTGCGGCTCATGAAGGTCTTAGAAGCGATCGTCTTCATGTTGAGTGCGATCTTGTCAAACTTCGCATTGGTCGGAGTAACTGTGCCGTTTTCAGGAATCCACTGGGCAGTTGTTGCTTCGCTCTGGCGAGGAATTTCAACTTTGCCTTGCAAGCCGGTAAGGAAGGTAGCGCCGAGACTCAAAACAATAGATCTCTTGCGCAGCATATCAATGAAGGAACCGGCCAAAAGGTCTGTAGCGATAGTATTGCCGCCGTCGACCGCGGATCCTGCGCTGTATCCTGCATCGCGAGTTCCGTAGAAGGGAAGGTCTGTCGGCATAAAAAAGCCTTGAGAGGAACGTCCCATTCTCTTAGAGAGCTCTTGGTTGATTTCTCTTTCAAAGCCGGCGTTATTCCAATTACCGGAGCAGTAGGCGTTAATGGCTCGAACCAGGGAATAGCGCTGTCTTTCCTGCGGGGACAAGCCTAAGTTGAAGTCGATGCCGACAGCTCTGGATTGAGAAGCTGCAGGTGTGGCTCTACGGCTCTTTAATTGATCCATCACTGCCGCTCTGACTTGGTCGAGGGATTGCTCGCTGCGAATGAAACGATCGGCGTCGGAGTCGCTGATATCAAAATCGCGGCACATGGTCTGAATTGCCCGAACTCTTTCAACGGCTGCTTCAGCGGCTCGTCTTTCAATGCCATGAACGTCAATCGTGACGGGGGCCGGAGCAGTCTGAGAACCCGGAGCCTCTCTTGTTTGCTGGACAGGGGATTCAGCGTGGTTTGCTGCGGGAGCAGCATGTTTGGTATTTGTTGTAGCAGGTAATGCCATTTGGTTGTTCTCCAATGTGGTTAAAGATCTATAAACTCCGACTGTTGGGTCGGCAGGGATGGATACCAGTGAAACTTCCATAATTTCCCAATCGATCGCGCGGTAAACATCCGAGGTGGTATCCAACTCATATTTGTTCACCGCATAACCGACAGAGACGTTTGTCAGAATTTTTTCTCTGACCAAAGAAAAGGCTTTTTCTCCTTCCGGAGTTTTTGCAAAACGGATGTTTGCGTAGGTTCTCTTTCCTTCTTGGGTGAGAGATTCCACGACACCGATAATGTTGTCGGGTTTGTGGTTAAAGAGAAGCGGCATAGATTGCTGCCTTTCTCCGATTTTTTGCGCTCCCGGGGAATGGCTCAGGATTTCCTTGTCGCCCCATCGATCGACCGGGTACTCGCTAGCCACAGAAATTCGCATAGTGCGATTTTCTTCATTTGTCTCTTGAGCGCGCTCAAACTTGAAGGTTCGCTCCTTTATTCCGGTTTCCAGTGCCCGGGTACGAAAAACCCGGCATTGCGCCGGGTCAGTCTTTATCGTCATCATCTTTACCTCTATCGGTTGAAATTCCCTCATTTTGTGGGCTTGCCTTCAGCATCCAGTCAAGTCCGTCCTTTTTAATCATTTCGGTTTCTGCCTTAATGTCTTTGAAGATTTCTTGGATATCGCGGTTGCTTCCGCTTGTGGCTGCCGCATCCGCCCGCGACATGATGCCCAAACGGACCGCAGTCTCGTAAGCCTTCATTTCCTTTGAAGGATCTACCCAAGGCCAACCTCTGGGTTTAAATTCAACAGCTTGGTACTTTCTTTTGTTTTGGAAATAGTCCTTGATCCGGATTCTTCCGGAGACTACCGCCGCATCAAGCCACTCTCGATAAATTCGAGAGAGGAAGTTGTCGATTAGCCAGCGCTGAAGAACTCGCCAATTCTCTCTTTCGTCCGTTAAAGCAAGGCGGCTGGAGGAATAATTGCTTTGACTGTAATCCCGGCTCAACGACTCGTAAGAGACGCCAACGCCGGATGCAATCTCGCGCAACATGTACCGCATGAAAACTTCTAAATTTCCTGCCGGCCGATTCAAGTTTGTGGGGGTGACCTTTTCTCCCGGAAGCAGTCGCCGGAAAGTTCCCGGTTCAGATCGCTCCATCGGAGGTATGTTAACTTTAGTGCCTGATGCTGTTGGCTCAACATCAATATTTTGTTCAATAAAACCGACGTTGTTTGCGGCTATTCGTGCTGCTATAAGCTCAGATTCCGCATATCCGGACATTTGCCGAAGACGCAAAAGAATCGAATGCATCCACGGTGTTCCGCGAGTTTGCGGCCAGCGGTTAACGACATACAGGTGCTCGATTTCTTTGGCCGGTATTCTTCTGGCTTTTTTCTCCGTCTGCGGAAAAATCAGGTCTCCCGGATGCTTGTCTCGGAACCAATAGGCCATTGGTCGCATCCAATCGTCGACTTCAATGCCGAGCCGCAGTTCTGCACCGTTATTAGATCGCACCGGAGCTCCTTCAAAATCCAGGAGAAGGTCCGGCTCGATGACTTCAAGAGCAAATGGAATTTCTCCGCGACCAAAGGCGCGATGAATTTTCCGAATAAAAAATTCTCCGTCTCGGAATACACCAGCCATGGCTAACCGAAGCATATCTGTCATGGAAAGCTGCCCCGCTGTATGGCACGTTTCCTTTTCGCACCATTCAGCCCACGCCGATTCAATTGCATTATTCAAAGCATCGTCCGGATCTCCATTCGAAAGTACGATTCTTGCCTGAGTCGAGATGCCGCTGCCGACAACGTTGTTCTGCACGATGCGGCAGATGTTCATAGCGTGCGGGTTGTCCCGCAGCATCTGTCGGCTGCGATTACGCAGAGTTGTGAGGTCGTTGGCCAACTCTGCATCCTGCGAAGTTCCCCAAGCCCTCCAATCCGCCGTGAAACGGTTTCCTGCGGCGGCAGCAAACGCTCGCTCATTCAACCCGACTATTTCACCGGTGCTCATGGCCGGTCTATCGGTTGTCCGCTTAAGTTTTCGTTTACTTTTTTTCATACGAATTTCACCAGAATTTTTCTAGGATCGCGTCCTGCTCTCCGGCATTCCTCTAAGTAAACCTGTTCGAGGTAATAATCGATGACTTTCTGAAGTTCCGTAATCGTCGAGTATTCGATTGTGCGGGAGCCTATGGTGTACCTTTTCACTCGGCCGCCGCTCGCGATGAACTTTGAAAGGGCTGAACGCGCCTGATCGAGGCAGCGCTGAGCCTCGGTGCGAGGATCGAATGTTTCATCCTCAATAGCCGGCATGATTTCAAAAGTGTCAGCTATTAGGGTTTTTCTAAAGCCATCCTCATTCGCAAAACGCAAGATCAAGCTGGCGCGTCCGGGTTTTAAATTCAGAGAGTCTTTTGAACTTAAAAAGACGCTGATATATTTGCTCTCGATAGCTACATTAGTAACTTCCACCGGATCCGAGACGGCGTTTTTTATAAACGCTTTTACCGAAACTTTGCTCGGCAACTTATGCGGGTGATAGCCGTGCCTACAATCGATTTTCCATTCAAAGCTATCTCCAACGGTAAAAGTTTCTACCATCCATAATCTCCTTGATTTTCAAACGCCCGGAAGAAGTCGTCTCGAGGAGCCTCTTTGGGAGGCTCAGATGCGACCTCCGCAGGAGGTGCAACGTTTTCTACTTCCGTTTTCGGAGCCGTTTGTTTTTCGATATTTTTGTGGGGAGCGGGTGCGGAATCCTCATCTGAAAAGAGTCTGAGCTGTTTTTGCTCAGCAAGTTCCGTCTCCCACCGCTCCTTTTTCCATAAGTGGAGTCGTAAAGAACGGGCAGCATGGAGCGCATAAACTTCGCAGTCCAAAGCCTCATTTCTGACTCCGGACTTCTTTTGCCAAACGCGTTTTAATCCTCTGCCTTTCGGAGCTTTAACTTCGCTCGTTAACTGTTCAAAATAGTCAGGTCTTACATTCTTGTACCAGTGGAGCCTGCCCGGACCGTCTCCGGTAAGTTTCACACGTCCGCCGTTGGCATCAACCCCGAGGATCAGATCTTTGGCCCGGCTGGTGCCGACAATGAATGGTTTCACGCCGAAGCGCGTGGCCTTGTATCTGCCATTTAGGTCAACCGAAACTTTAGGGGTCGTGAAGATTTCCTTCGAATCGTCGTTGACTGACGAGCCTTTCACGGCCATGTAACCTTTCTGTCTTCTTGCTCGGACATACGAATAAACCGCATCGTTTGTCTGACCGTCTGAAGAGTCGATCGAAACAGCCCGAATCTTTGCCTTATATTCGCCCTGACAAAGGAAATCCTGATCCAAGAGCTTGTCCAGATCCTCCCAGGCGCCTTTCTCCGGAATCATGGTCGTGCCGTGGATTTCCCCCCAATACACCAACCAGGACTCTTCCCCGGCTCCCCACGCTCGAATGATGACGGCCAGTCGATCGTGCTGCACGTCGACGCCTGCGGTAAGGACGACTCCCATTACCGGAACCGTCATTTCTTCGTAATCTTCGCAGCGTTCTGCAAGGTCGTTAATATCCGGCAGACCGTTTGAAAATTCGTATGGAAGCCCGAGCTGGTTATTGACAAAGCTCTTCATGAAGCTGTCATCGCCCTGATCGAGTTTTGTTTTGGCTGAAAGGAACTTCTTAACGATTTCTTCCAAACTCGATCCGGGGAACGGGCTGTAAAGCTCATTGATGTAGAAGCCCGCCACGCCGCTGAAATCTGCCGTCGGTCTCCATTCACCGTGTTTTACCGCTCGGTTTTTCTCTTCGTTATTCCATTGCGAGCCGCAAAACGGACAAACGTATCGAGCAGTTTCCGGCAGCGCATCTCCGAAAATTTCGTGCCGACGACCTTCTTCGTGCTGCCAACTCACGTTCTCCCAGGAAAGTGTTTGCCACTCTCCGCAGTGCGAACACCTTACAAAGAAATTCCTCTTATCGCTTTCTCGGTAGGCTGCTTCGACCTTGGATAAACCCGCTACGGTTGGTGTGCCCCCGAAGATAATCTTGCGCCTAGGGAAGGACTTGGTTCGCTCTTCCAAAAGTTTTATCGTATCGCCTTGCTGCTTGACGTCCGAATTACAGTCGTCCGGCTCTTCCACGCAGACCACTGGGGCCGGCGTCGATTTCACTTCGGACGGAGAATTGGAACTCACGAATTTCAAAAATCCGCCCGGGAAACCTTTAAAACCCCATTTGTTGTCACGGTCTCGCTTGGATCCGACCGGAATCAAAGCGGAAAGCGAAGGTGTCACTTCAACCATTGGAACGAACTTCTCTTCGTTAAATTTTTTGGCCGAGCCTTCTTTGTCAAACATGACAATGATGGGGCAGGGAGCCAAGTGAATTCGGTGGCCGATATAGTTCAAAAGAACGCCGTCGGTCCACGCGACCTGGGCGGACTTCTGAGCGACGACTTTAAAAACTTTCGGATCATCAAGCGCCTCGTGGAT